GCCGGATATGCGCGTCCTGCAAACCCTGTTGGAACATGCCCGCGTTCGGCCAACCGCACGCAGCCTTGAGTTGCTGCTGCAATATCTCGAAAGCATCAGCTTGCGCCATCCGTTCGAGGAAACCAGGTTCCTGCGCGATTTACAACGGCAGCTTGTTGGCTCAACCGACACATACGAACCGTTGGTTGCCAAACTCCAACGCGCTACAAGTCTCATCATACGTTGTTTGTTTTATTTACGTTATGCCTGAACAATCCGTAAAAACCAGTGGTGATTGGCTCCGTATCCTGTGCAACGAAGCCGCCGAGTGTGCCGCCGGTAGAACCGACCCGGGCCGCGTCAAAGCTCTCTGCCAACTGACCGATGCCGTGGTCAAGATTGCCCGCCTGCAACTCGAAGCCAACTCTGACGACAGTCGCGCCCGAGGCATCCAACTGCTGACCAACGTGCCTGACGATACCGAACTTGACCGCGCCACCGCTCGCATGGAGGAAATCTCCGAGGCCATCCGCATCGTTGAGAAGGCCGTGGACGACCCCAAAACCGACGAAGCCAAGTTGCCAGCGTTGCGCGGCAAACTGAACAATTTGCGGCAGGAACAGTTGAACTTGCGCCGCATCTTAGACAAACGACAATGAGCTCCTATTCAGAAAAACATGGCTGGCTGAACACGTTGCAGACCATTATCAGCGGTTTATCGGTTGCGGGCCTGGTTTGGTTGGGCAACACCGTGATTTGTCACGGCAAAAACCTTGCCGAGCACGGCGTTCAAATCCAGAACACCAGCTACCGTTTGAGCGCGATTGAATCGCGGGGCATCGGTGCGCTGGCTGATTATGCCGCCGTTGCCAACAAACGACTGGACAAACTTGAGGCCACGGTGCAATCCCTTCAGGATATGCGCGTGGACGTGCAAACCATTCTCGTTCATATCGAGAACATGCGGCAGGCTCAGGCCCGCATGGAAAAGGCCCTTGAACAACGACACCCATGAACGCTCTTTGCCCTACCACAATCTTTTCAGCCTGTTTGCTGTTAACGGTCTTTGCGGTTGGGCTGTTGCTCGGTATGCGCCAGTCCATGCCGGATGACCAATCTAACCCCGACTGGCAATTCGAGGATGAACTAATGGCTAAACTTAGTGACCTGCAAAATGAACTGGAAGCGGTGAACGCGCAACTCAGCAAGGCGATTGGCGAAATCAATGGAAAGATTGATGAGCTAACCGACGCGCTGGACAACGTTGACCTGCCCGAGGAAGCCGAAACCGCTCTGGCCGAACTCAAGGCCAAGGCGCAGGCTCTGGACGACATCGTTCCCGACGCCGAACCCGAGGAACCGGAAGAACCCGAGGAGGAATGACCATGCGCCTGTGCCTGACTTTGTTCGGGCTGGCCTTCATCGGCAGCGGTTGTCTCATGGTGCCCAAGACTACCATCAGCGGCACTCTTGGCGGACAACCGTTTGCCTTGTCCAGTCCCAAGGATTCGACCTTGCAAGGGCTTGACCTCTCCGCCGACCCAGCCGGAAAGATGCACCTTCGCATTGAAAAGCTCGATGTGAAGATGAACCCGGATGTGGTCAGCATGAGCGGCAAGGCGCAGGTGGACATCATTAACGCCATCTCGGATGCGGTAGCCTCCGCCGCTGGCAAAGCCGCCGGAACCGCCGCTGCCACCGCCGTCACACCCTAACATCCCCCGCACGCCATGAGCTTGATGAACATTGCCGAGCAGAAGCCCTACTTTGGCGCCAACTACGACGTAGGCTACATCGGGTTCACCGTGACCAAGGCGAGCTTTGTCTCCGCCGGCATCAGTTGGTTCACCAAATGGGATGCCCTTCCCAAGGTGCCGCGCCCGACGCATTGCTTTATTGTCACCGGCGCGGATGAAACGGTTGAGGCGTTCCCACATGGCGTTGCGCGGGGCAATCTATCATCGAAACTGGCCGACAAGGACGTTGCCGTCCTGATTCGACGCCCACGCTACTACAACACGGACATGGGCGAGCGCATCGCCCTGCACGCGGCGGAGTATGTAGGCGAGAAATACGGCTATTGGCTGGTGGCCATGCACGCCGTAGCCGGTTCCATCGTGGGCCGGCTGTTCAGCACCCTGACCCGAGGCTGGTTCGAGCGGTTGGTCACGTCCATTGGCGACAAGAAACAACAGCAGATGTGCTCTGAACTGTGCGCCCGCGTCCTGCAAATGGAGCCGCAACTCGAATTACTCGGCATCCTGCAAGACCCGGCCCGTACTATCACGCCCATCGAATTGTTCACTGACCCTTATTGCTTCGAGCCGCCTGAATACGCGGTGAAGCTGACCGGCGAGATTCAATCGTCAAAGTCCTGACACCTTTTTGCGCCACAGCATTGAACGGCGGGGAGAAATCCGCCGAGCCTCCGGTGGGTAACAAGGCTGCTGTGGCGTTTTTAATTTATGGTTGACGAAACCGCAACCCCGATTATTCTTAGACCAAACCCGAATGAGCGAACCAGCTAAAACCGCCAAAGATGCCCTCACCAAGGCCGCCGTCGGCAAGCGCATCGAACTCACCCAGGTCAAGCTGCCCATCTTTGCCCTGTGCCGCAAGCTGCAAGACCGGAGCCACAAATACAAGCGGCCCTTCTTCTCACCGCACCAACTCAAGACCCTGCTCCAGTGCATCGCGGATGGAACCCCGCAAGACCATGCCTGCCGCGTGGCCGGTATCACCAAGGCATCGTTCTACCAGTGGCGGAAGGCCAGCGTTGAGTTTGATGAAATCATTGAGATTGCCAAGGCCAACGGCATCGCCAAACGCCTCGGTATCATTCGGGACGCTTCTTCGCGGGATTGGCGGGCGGCGGCGTGGATGCTCGAACGCTGTCACCCGGTATTCTTCGGCCCGGGCAAGCAGAGTGTCGAAGTGTCCAACAAAGGCAACCCACTTGCCAACATGGTCGCCGTTGTCCTGCCCAAGAAAACCGATTCATTAACCCATGCAAACGAAGTACGAGAGATTACAGAGAGGGCTGAAAGCCAAACGGACACCAACGGAGATTCGGCCTCAACCGGGGCCACAGACGAGCTTTCTCCAATCGAAAGCTGACATCGCCATCTTTGGCGGTGCCGCCGGCGGAGGCAAGTCCTACGCCCTGTTGCTCGAACCGTTCTATCACGTCACCAACCCCAAGTTCCGGTGCGTGGTGTTCCGCCGAACCGTCCCCATGATACGCCAGCCCGGCGGGTTATGGGACAGCAGCCGTGAGATTTATACCCGCCTCCGCGCCGAGGCCCGCGAGCAAACCCTTGAATGGCGGTTCCAATCCGGCGCCCTCATCAAGTTCGCCGGACTCGAACTCGAAGCCGACGCCTACGGCTGGCAGGGGAGCGAAATCGCCCTGCTCTGCTTCGATGAACTCACCCAGTTCACCGAACGCCAATTCTTCTACCTGCTGTCCCGCAACCGCTCCACCTGCGGCATCAAACCCTACGTCCGGGCCACCACTAACCCGGACTCGGATTCATGGCTCCGCTACTTCATCGAGTGGTGGCTTGACCCCGTCACCGGCCTGCCCATCCCCGAACGCGCCGGCGTGCTCCGCTACTTTGTCCGCATTGACAACGCTCTCACATGGGCGAACTCCGCGCAGGAACTCATCGCGCAGTTCGGCAACGACTCCGCCCCCAAAAGCGTCACGTTCATCCCCGCCAAGGTCACGGACAACAAACTCCTGCTCGAACGTGACCCGTCCTATATCGCCAATCTCAAGGCCCTCCCGCTCGTGGAACGGGAACGGCTCCTGAGCGGCAACTGGAACATCCGCGCCACCGGCGGCAACTTCTTCCGCCGCGAATGGTTCGGCCTCGTGGACAAGGTGCCGGATAACATCGTCGCCCGCGTCCGGTTCTGGGACAGGGCCGCTTCCGAACAGAAACCCGGCACCGACCCGGACGCCACCGTCGGACTGCTCATGTCCCGCGATTCCCAAGGCGTCTATTACATCGAGCACGTCGCCCGCATGTTTTGCACCCCGGGCAAGGTCACAGAGGCAATGGTTGCCTACGCCGCCCAGGATGGACGCAACACGACCGTCGCGTTCCACCAAGACCCGGCCAGTGCCGGTGTGTACGAGGCCCAGGTCACCAGCCGGGCGTTGGACGGCTACAACGTCCGCTTCGAGACTGCCTCGGGCAACAAGGAAACCCGCGCCAAACCCGTTAGCGCACAATCCGAGGCGGGCAACGTCAAGATGGTGCGCGGGGGCTGGAACGACGCCTTCCTGCGCGAGGCGGAAGCCTTCCCGGTCGCCCGCCACGATGACCAGGTTGACGCCCTGTCCGGTGCCCACGGATTCCTCTGCGCCAGCACCTCCTGCGGCTTCTCCTCCGCCGACGGTTTTGGGGGTGAAGAAAAAAATGAAATTATTGTTGACAACTTTGCGGAGTTAGGGCATTTATAGGGGTGATTATGTGAGTAATGGTCACATAACCGGAAACGAATTGAGACAACGAAACGGATAAAACGATGAACGAGCAAGAGATTGAACGCAGGTTGGTCGCCTTGGAAAAGACCGTTGAGAAACTCCGCAGTTCACTGTTCCCGCTGGCGAATGGTGACATGCCGCCCCCCAACATCAGCCGCATCACCAGCATCCAATGGTTGTGCGCCAACGAGTATGGCATCACCATCTCGGATATGCTGAGCCGGAGCCGGGAGGAGCTTTACGTCGTGCCGCGTATGCTGGCAATGTATCTGTCACGGCATCATGCCGGGGTCAGCTACACCGCGATTGCACGCCGGTTCGGGAAGAAGTGCCACGGCACGGTGATGCACGCGATTCGCAGCGTGTCCAGCAAGTGCGAGACGGACAAGAAGTTCCGAGCCATCAAAGACAAGCTGGCGGTGGAAATTGCCAGTTGGGAAAAGGACCCCATTGTTGACCTTGAAACCGAACCGAAAGCCTGAACCCATGAGTGCGATAGCCGACACCATCAAAACGACCCTGATAACGGATGTGGAAGTGGATTACCTGCTGCATCCCGGATGCGACGCCACCTACTACGACCCGCCGGAGCCGGAAACGGTTGAACTGCTGGCGGTGCGCGTGGGCGGCGCGGACATCCTGAGCAAGCTCAACGCCGAAGCCCGAGGCGACCTTGAGGACAGAATACTAACCTCGGCACAGAAACAGGATAAAGCAAATGAGTGAACCAACTAGAAAATAACCAGTCAAAGGAACGCCAACGATGACAGCCAAAATTGACCCGCGCTATGACCATGTTTGGTTCTGGCGCACGCGATTGCCGCACCGGAAAGGCCAGCCGTGCCGGGTTGTGGTGCGCGGCGGCATGAACAGCATCCTCGTGGAGTTCCCGGACGGCGAACGCTACTGCACCAGTCGCTACGCCGTGCGCAGAATGCGAGACTGAAACGAAAGGAAACGAAGAATGAAACCTACGTGTAAGAAACGGATATATCTCACGAAACAAAGCGGGCCGCGCACGAAATACGTGACGCCGGGGAGCATGTTAAGGGAGATTACCGAGCAAACACCACTGAAGCGTGAAGCAGAAATACTCAGAGCTTGCACACAATCCCGAACGGCAGGTTGGCGTATGATTAAAACCGGCGTCACGAGACTTGGCAACGGATGGATTCAGGATGGCGTGAAGTTTGTTGACTACGTTATTCCGCTAATCCCAAACCATGCCGCTGCCGGATTTGGCACGAGCATCGTCAGCCTGACAGAATCGCAGGCAGCTTTTGCGATTGAAATAGCACGGAAACGGTTGAAAGCCAATGCCGTCTTGAATGAACACGCTGTCATAACATCTTACCGATTATCACACGATGGCAATCGGTACGAAGTGTCAACTTTGGGTATGCTTGTATGCGGGGCTGGATTTATGCACCCGAAAGGACTGGACGGGAAAACGTGGGAAGAATGGTACTGCAAACGGATAGACAAGAAAGAATACTGACATGGACAAAATCACAATCAGAGCTAACGCCGGAAGGATTCTGGACGCGATGAGGGAACTTGAGATTCCGTTTCTCGGAATGTCACACCAGGTGTCTCCTTCCCTAGAATCCAAGTTGTTTGCTACTGTAAGGATTGATTTTGAGCGCCGCGATGACGGAACGAGCTATTTCAATATCAAACTCAAGTTTGGCGACGCCTTTCACCGGAGGATTGGAGGTTAAGGAATGAGCGTGCAACTTTACTTGGGTGACTGCTTGGAAGTCATGCGCTCCATGCCCGACAAGAGCGTGGATGCGGTGATTACTGACCCGCCGTATTCGAGCGGGGGCGCGTTTAGAAGTGACAGAACCGCGTCAACTTCGTCCAAATATCTTGGTTCACATGGAAATCCTCCGGCTGTTGAGCATGAATTTTCTGGAGACAGTCGGGATTCGCTGGGGTGGGCTTTTTGGGCAACTCTTTGGTTAACCGTCGCATATAACAAAACGAAAGCAGGCGGGTTTTGTATTGTCTTTACTGATTGGAGACAGTTACCAAATTTAACTAATACGATTCAAGCATCTGGTTGGGTTTGGCGTGGCATTGGCGTTTGGGACAAGATTAATGCTCGTCCCATGTCAGGACGATTTTCGCATCAAGCAGAATATTTCGTATGGGCAACAAAAGGCGCAATTGGCTGGGATTACTCCTTGCCTTGTTTGCCGGGTGTAATTTCTATGCAATCACCAACTACAAAAGAACGCGTCCACCAAACAGAAAAGCCAGTCGAGTTGATTAAGAAGTTATCAGAAGTCACGAGGGTTGGAACAACCATCCTCGACCCGTTCATGGGTTCAGGCACAACCGGCGTGGCTTGCGTGCAGACGGGGCGCAACTTCATCGGAATTGAAATTGACCCGACCTACTACGCAATTGCAGAACGCAGGATAGCAGAGGCGCAGATGCAACCGAGATTGGAGGTAGAATGAGCGTCAAGATTGAGGATAAAGAAAGCATTGAATACTGGAAGGACAGAGCAGCGTTCCTGGAGTCTGTCATCTATGAACTGCGTGAAGCAATCAAGGATGAGCGCGAGGACGAAACATCCCGCATCTCCCAACTGGAGATCGGGCTTGGTCAGATTTACAATATCGTTGAACGGCTTGTGAAAGGAGGATATTTGAGAAGCATGTGTCTGTTAATTTTGACGGCGTTATTGACCCGCCGCATTGTTCCAACTGGTCTTTGACGTGCCTAATTGAGAGGACGCTGTCATACATTGACATGGTTCCTTGCAGCGAAGAAGTGTTTGCCGAACTTCGGCTGGCGTTTGGAATCGCAACGGAACAGGCAAAACGGAATTGGAGCCTAATCGCCGGACACGTAAATACACAAGGAAAGAAATGAAAACCCCGCTCGAAAAGGAACTGACGGCGCTGCTTAACCAGCACAGCCGCGAGAACGAATCGAACACGCCCGACTTCCTGCTGGCCGACTACCTGATGCGCTGCCTGCAAACCTGGGAAGCCGTCACGCGGAGGCGAGACGAGTGGTATGGCGACCGCAAGTGGCCGAACATTGTATGGCCAACAACGAGAAAGGAACCGCAGCATGAAAACGAAGGTTAGAGAAACGAACGTCGTTGAACAGTGGAACTGCGATTGGTGCAACGACCGCATCAAAGACGAAGACCATTACGTGTGCGTTATCTGCCGCAAGGATTGTTGCGACGATTGCGCCAAGAAGCATATCGTTAGCATAGATACCAACATGGAATTGCTTAGCCAGTTTGACCCGCTATACGTGTTTGCACCAGTCCCGAGTGCCAT